AATAAAGTAGGAGAGTCTAGACTAAGAAACTCTAGAGATACCTTTAACACTTTATCCTCTAGCCAGCCTAAATCCCTAAGAAAAGCTTATGTGAATGAAAGGCTGGGAAGTAGAGAGAAAGACCTATTGAGTAATCCTCAGACTTCCCGTCAAGGATACAATATGCCCATAGGATTTGCTGCTGACACTGGGCTGTACACTCTAACCTCTGGGATGAATAAACCTAAACCTACTGACTTTGAGACTCAAATGCTGCAAGGTCAATCACCTAGTCCAGTTACTAGATATATGCAAATGACAGGAGGATTGTAATGGAATATCAGCAAGGATTTCCTAGCCCACCTAAAGACGAGTATAGAGAAAGTCTACTAAATACTGCTAATGATGCTGGCTTTAGGCAAAGGCTATACGATGCTGCTCCTAACCTTAATCTATTTGGTCTCAGGTTTGGTGGTAGTAGCTTATCCCCAGAAGACAGGCTTAAAGCAGCACAACTAGGTATCGATACAGGAGCTATTACTGACCTAGACTTCTTTTCTTTTGGCAAGTGGAAAGCCTTAGACGCAATCAAGCCTAGAGAACGTGCCGCACAACTTGAACTGCCAATGGCTAAAGCTGTCGAGGATAGACAGTTTAAACTACAGCAATACCAAATTGATAGGCAGCAAGACCTCCAACGTGACCAAGCTCAAATGCAATTTGACTTTGGCTCTAAGATGGCTGACAAGTCTTTGCAAGGGAATAAGGAATTAGCTGAACAACAAGGTAAACTTAACCTAAGACAGTCTATGTTTGATGCGGCATCTAAGCGCATTGGTACACCTATCAATTGGTTAGGATAATGACACCTGAAGACTTTATGCAATTACGCCCTGACACTCCAGGGTACATCAACTATACCGAAGCTGGGAGAGCCGCAGCTAGGGACAATAAACCTAAACCCTTTAACGCAGACAAAACATTTGGATCTGTCAAAGCTGCTTCAGGGTTAGGATTGCGTACCTTGAGTTCAAATGCTACTCAGTCTAGAATGGCTTTGCCTTTAAGTGATGTAGCTAAGTCTGGCGTTCAATCAATAGGAACTACAGCTAAATCATCTCAACCAGCGAAGACTGAGCCAAGTGATTTAGATAGGCTCAAAGGTGCTTATGATATTGACTACAAATATCGTGGTCTATATGGCAACCAAGACATTGACCTATCCAAACGTAAGATCAAGGAAGTCAATACTCTAGCTAACAATGAAGCTAATCGTGCCTTGGGCATGGAACTAGCAACTAGACTACCCTATGCCTCCTTCGAGCAAAACCTTACTTCAATGAGACAAGCTGGTGTTAATGCAGCTAACATGACTAACTCCATCTCAGGAGCTTACAATAGTTCTGTATCTAAGCTCAATCCAGTATCTATGAGCCTATAACTATGACACAAGCAAAAATGACCTTTGCCTCTGATGCCTTTAAGAATGCTGCTGCTTCTTTAAGTGGTAGAGCATCCAACACAAATACTGTTACTCAGAGGATGGGGCTAGGAGATACATCTAAAACTCCATCAGTTAATACTTTCACTAGTAACGCTACTAATAACGCAAGTCAAGCAGAGCGACAAGGTTATGCTAATGCTAATGAAGCCTTAGCTAACAATCCTATGTTTAAGCAAACACAACTTAACGATAGCCGCAACTTTACTGAAGACCAGCGTAGATTTAATGCTGGCTTAGGCGTTAAAGCTAACGAGCAATCAACCCTACGTTATCAATCAGACAACTTACTATCAGGTGTTAGATACAATGCTGATGCTGGTGTTAAGTCTACTCAGATTGGTGCTGATGCTAATAGATATGGTGCTGACAGAGGATTAGAAGGTTCTAAATACAGTGCTGATAGAGGCGTAGATGTGGCTCGTATTAGTGCTGACGCTAATAGGTTCTCTGCACTGCTTGGTGCTGGCACTGCTACTCTTAACTCACAACAATATCGTCCTTCATTCAATAGATAGCCATGTCTTTTTCTTTGCCTGTTAATAGCTCTTGGATGAACAAACCCATTTCATCCTTTGATCAATCATCTTTTAGCCAAAATGGTAGCTCTAGTACTTCAACTTCTAGCGTTAACTCTGGCTTTAGTGGTGATCTTCAAAATGTATTCACCTCTCTAGGCAACATAGCTGAAACAAAAGCTCAAAACGACCAAAGACGCTTTAGAGAAGACTTGCCATTCCAATCACGTATCTATCAAGACTTTGATACCGAGGCTGCTGGTCGCACAGAGGGTATTGATACTAGAGCTAGAGAACAAAACTCTAACCTAACTAAAGACCGTATGCGATTACAGTCAACTCAGAACATTGCTGAAGAAAAGAATAGAGGACAAGTTCAAGTCAATACCACTGGTCAAACTAGAGATGCTGACTTGAAACGTGCGCTATCAGTATTGCCTAGGAAGTAAGGAGATGAAATGGCATCATCATCAATGCGGAATCCCGCTAATAGACCTAAGAAGTATCCCGATGCTATACCAGCACATCAGGTAATCCAAGGGTTCTTCAATCAACAGCTTGACTCTGAGCTAGAGTCTCAATTCACCCTACTTTGTAGACGCAACCCTACTGAGTACGGTCAACAACTAGCTTGGTTGGTCAAGAATGGATGTGTGTGTTCAATACCTCAAATCAAGGCATGGCTAAAGGTCAAGGGCATTAAGGCTGGTACTGAAGCTGATACCCTTAACCGTAAGCTAGAAGAGTACGCGGGCATTGATGTAGTAGGGGGTCTTGAATCATTAGCCGTTAGGACTGCTAACCTAGCATTCGATTATGGTGGTCTAATCCAAAACAAGTTAGACGGGGGAGAGATAACTGACTCTCAGATGCAATCAATCATCGCTCAGTATCCAGCAGTGGTAGGACAGACTAAGCAGATACTACAAGCCCTAGCACAAGTAAAGGAACGTACAGGAGAGAGGGAGCTACTACTAGCTGGTGCTGATAGGGTGAAGTCTTTAGTACTCAATATGCTTGAGAAGAACTCACCCTTTAGACCAGCACTTGAGCAGTATTTTCAAGCTGCTATTCAAAGGATCGCGGAAGAGGTTTAGGGATCGTCAGCCCATATTCTAGCCATTTATTAGATTTGTCAGGTTCTCTCAAGAGGATATAGGGAGGTATAGTCCCATCCCATCCACTTAGCCCTGTCTCAGTAACTTTAGCTGGATAGCAAATGACTGCAGACACATCTTTCTTTCCCTCTAAATATAAATGTACGCTTGACTCGCCATAGCCTTGCTCCGCTAATGACTGCAATCTAGCAATCAATTCATTAACTGTCATAATCACCAATCCAATATAGTTTGTGTACTTACGGTCTTAACAACCCTGTAGTTGTTGTAATGAAAGTTCTCACGACTCCACTCTAAAGCAGACTTGGCTGAAGCCTCATCTAAGTCTTTGCAGGAAGAATCAGTCTTCCAGTCACCTACTTTGTGCTGACTGTATTCGCTATTAGTTTTAGGGCAATACTCAATGTGATAAGTCGTTGTTTCAATAGCTTCATTAACTGTCATGCTTAACTCCTATAAACATCTCATCTCCTTGTTGAAGCAAGGTTAGTGAAAGGCTAAAGGTAAGTTTGTTGTTAACAGTATCAACAACTCCTACTTCTAATCCTTCATACCCCTCATTAATGAGTGCTTCAAGTTGTAAGTACAATTCATTAACTGTCATCGTCCACCTCCATTAGGATGCCCAATCATAGCTACTAGTTGTTTGGTGACCTTATACATCCTAAATGCATAGTTAGGTTGTTTCTCTTGCCAGTAATGCCACATCTCAATAGCTGTAGTCTCATCACATCCAAGGTCACAGTAATGCTCCCAGTTATCATCATTGGTGATGCAACGCTCTAGGGTGTAGTTAATCATCTAATACCTCAACCTCTCCTGCCACTAATTTGTATTCAGTCCCTTTATAAGCTTTTCTACATAGGGCAATATGTGTTTTAACAGCATCTAGGCTCTCAAAGTATTCACCAATAACAGACCAGTTTTTAGAATAGTGCGACCTGTAAAGAATCATGTATAGTTTCATTAGTCCCTCAGTTATTAATCCTCCCCTAGCGTAGCGTTCCCCTATGGCTCGATTCAGACCATCCACATCCCTTGGACTTCAGATACAAGCTGATGTCACTTACCATGCCAAGGCTGCAACACAAGCTACTCAGCCCTTAGTCCTCAAGGCTAGACAAAATACCAAGGAAGGGTTCACAGCCTTCAGGGAGTATGTGTGCTTCCCTCAAATATCTGCTAATGAAGAAGGTGTAGAGGACATCAATGACTTAGCAGCACATAAGTATGCAAGACCTAAGCACCACTCTGAGTGGATGGATGAGCTATTCACAGGAGAAGACTCGCGTTGTCTTAAAGGTATTGGTGGTTCTAACACTCTAATCCTAGCTCCACGACTAAGCGCTAAGTCTAGATTCATGACCGAGTGGATCGCGCATCAGATAGGTGTGCAGACTGAGGCTGGTATTCCTATCAAAGTACTGGTTATCTCTTACTCAATCACCATTAGTACTCAAAAGTCCATAGAGATAAAACAAATCATTGAGTCTGATAGATTCCAACAAGTATTCCCTAACGTCTCTAAGGGTAAGAGATGGTCTGATGAGGTATGGGAAATAGATAAGCGTAAGGCAGGACTACAAGCACTAGGTGAGCCATATACCCTAGCCTGTGCTGGCATTGTTGGTAGTGTCACCTCTCGTAGAGCGCACATCATTCTCTTTGATGACCTTATCAAATCACCTGCGGATATCGAGAATCCCACAGTTAGAGAGAAGATGGCTAGTACTTACCACAACGCTATTAAACCTACTATGTTCCCTGGTGGTAGACAAATATGTATTGGTACTCGAATGAGTGCTGATGACCTATACGCAACTGAGTTCAACACTGAGAAGCGCTGGAAGGTAATTGAACAACAAGCCATAGTCGAAAGTGATGATGGTAAGGAGATAAGCTACTGGGAAGAGTTCATACCACTCAAGCACCTACTCACCTTGCGAGACCCAGATAAAGGTGGCGACCCTATCTCCTTTAGTTTCCAGTATCAAAATAAGATTGTCTCAATTGGTGGACTAGCTATACCTCCCGAGTGGATTAAGTACGATTACCCAGAGAAGGTAAGTGCTTACTCCCGCTTCGCCATTGGTACTGACCTTGCCGATAGTGTTAAAAAGAAAGCTGACTTCACTGTATTCACTCTAATGGGGCGTTATGGTAGTACATCCAATGGACGTATTGACCTACTTGGTAGTGCAAGGTTTAAGGCTTCTGGGAACATAGCTAAACTCAACCAACTACTAATGCTCCTCTATGACCATGACCTTCTAGACATAGATGAAGAAGGCTGGACTAATCCAGATGACCCTGTAGCGCAACAGTTTCCCATCAAGTATAAGTCTCGTCCTAACGTATACATTGACCTATATCTAGAGGACGTATCACAACAGTTGAGCATCATGGCTGACTTCAATGCACTAATCAAAGTAGCTATGGGCATCCACTCTATACACCCTCGACCACTTAAGCTCAAAGGAGATAAGAGGGAAAGACTTATGGCTATATCAGGTGCATTGCAAGTTGGCAACATCACTTTCAATAAGTTTAAGTACAGTCCCTCTCAGTCCACTATTAAGGAGTTGCTGTTCTTCGGCAGTACTCTACACGATGACTTTGTTGATTCACTTACTTGTGGTGTTATTGGATTGGGTTATCGCTTGCCTCTATCTTAGGCTCAGTACCGTACTCAACATCAAACTCAGCCGTCTTAAGGATAGGGTACACTGTAGGGGGAGAATCTATGGGTAATATGCACTAGTCATATTGTTTAATCCATACCCATACAAAGGTTCTAAGTCTATAGCCATATGCCCTAGCTACTCATGCCTTAGTAGGGAATGTCATACTGATTAGCAAAGGCAGCTAGAGACTGTAGAGCCTGTCTAGCTTTCATGGTTTCTTGCATAGCTAAGTACTGTTGCCCTAAGTCATCGCTTATCCCCCGTGGTAGCCTCTCCCCTAATGGCTCTAGTACATCACTTGCCATAGCACTCATTGAAGGCTGTGGGTTAGGTGCTACTTGAGGTTGTGATAAGTCTATAGCCATGCGTCTACCCATACTATCTATAGGTCTACGCAGTTGAGATGCATAACGAATTAGGCTGTTAGAAGTTAAAGGGTTGTATCCACTGGATAGCAGATCACCTATCTCATCCTCCATGCTTAACTTACCTACTTGAGCAGCTTGTTTAAACCCAGTATTCAAAGCTTGGATAGCTCTAGACTGTAGACCATCGCCTTCCCACTTAGGACTACCCTTGCCAGTGCGATGAGTTAAAGTATTCAGATAACTAGATACTTCGCCTTGACCAGCCCTTTTGTACAGCTCATCCATAAGTCTAGGATGTTGCATAAACTTAGCAGCATTAATGTCTGACAACAGCATTAGGTTAGACGTTTCAGGCAACATCTCTCTTAACCCAAAGAATGCACTGTCAGCATCAGCAAAGTTATACCCTGCGTACTCAACTGGATATTGTCTCTTTAGTTTAGAAGCTCTTAGAGTGGGATTAGTAAGAGCCTGAAGAAACACGTCAGGGCTTTTGCTATAAATGTTGTTAGGGATTAGCCAAGGCTTTTGATACATAGTTGTTATTAACTCTTTCTCCTAGCGTAGCGTATAGTAAGAGTAACTAATATTAGATAGAGATATACATGGAAACAGGTAGCGTAGTTCAGGCGTTTATCGACAGGAAGAATAGCGGCTCTGAAAGTATGGTAGTACCTAACCATATCAAACAGATTGTCTTATTTATGACTAGGCAGGGCTTAGAGTTCCTTGTAGACCAAGATACTCCTGATGAGCGAAGACGTAAATTCATAGACAAGATTATCAAAGCTAACAAGCTAGATATGTACTACCAAGGGATCGCCTCACTCTTCATAGCTACTGGTGGTGTTCTATGGTTAATGCAACCTACCTTAGACGGATACTCAATCTATTGGTTCCATAGCGGTAAAGAGAATAACTCAATAGATGATGTTAAGTCTCAATACATGGTCTTCTACTCTCCCAATGGCAGGGAGATGCAAGAAGTGATCATTAGATATAAGTACTATGACCGTTCACCCAGTCAAATGTACTACGCTCAATCATCTCTAGGTTCTGAGAGATGGGTGCGTCTACGAGTAAAGACTGACACGGTAACCCAAGAGTTCTTCAATGCCGAGCCACCACTAGACATCTACTCAACTAGCTCTAACTACGCCCCCCCACTTCAGGTCAACTCCTTCATCAACACACTAGGCTACATCCCTTGTGTAGAATCACCCAACCTCCCATACTTCCCCGGGGATAGTGGTAGGTCTGACTTTGCTATGGTTAGTGACCAGATAGAAGCCGAAGATACGGTAAGGGGCGCTATCATGCAAAATATCTTCACCTTTGGCAATCCTACCCTTATCACTACTCGTTCCCGTGAAGAAGTGATGCAAAAGACTACTGAGATAGGTACTCAGTCATGGGCTGCTTCACAAGGTTTCAAAGATCTAACTTCTGTGCGTATTGGCGGTAGACGTAATGATGGCGGATGGGCAGCGCGTCAACACGAAAAGATTGTTCCCGTCATTGGAAATGTAAACGCTGATGAAAGATTTGGCTATGTAGTGCCTGACCCCGTATCTCCTGACCAAGCTAGATTTGCTGACACTTACCGCACTGCGCTTCATGGAGCTTTAGGAGGCATTGACCCGAATGACCAGTCTTTCAGTACCTTTGGTGAGGTCAAATCTCTCTATGGGAAAGTGGCTGCTACTGCCAACATGAAGTCCCTGACCCTATGGCAACATGGACTATCCCGAGTCCTTGAGTTGTGCATCATGCATGAAGAACGTCTATATATGGATCAATTCAAGCAGTGGCTCCTATCGGAAGACCCTAAGATTGACATCACTCAAGTTACCCAACAACAGATTGAACAACTAATCTGGCAAGACGGTATCGAAGCACCCATTAGCGTAGGACTACAACCCTTTGGTGAAGTCAATGTCTACTATCGCTATAACGGTGATGTATTTGAGGACTCACCCCAAGACAAACTAGACCGCACTATCTATACTCGTAACCTTCAAGAGCTAGGAGTAGGAAGTCTAGAAGCCCTTGATGCTGTATTCCCTGACCTATCCCTCAAAGAAAAGAAGGCTAAGTTATCAGGCATTCCTTTTAGGATTGGAGGTGAGTACTTAGGGTTGTTCAATAATCTTTTACAACAACATATGCAACTTTCTCAGGTAGAAGATCCATATAATCCGGGTAAAGCTCTAAGTTTGCGCTATGATATGACTTATCTAATGGACTCAGTGTACACGGTACTGAAACGTGAGTTCTCCTACGGCGCATCCTATGATGAAGCTGACAACAAGGATAATCCCTTAACTAATGGTACAAGCACTCCCTCAGAACTATCAGGTTCAACAAGCCCCATCACCACAGGTAGCTCCTCAAACGGTAGCCCCACAGTGGCAGTCAGCACCTCAACTGGTGAGCCCTTACCCTTCGACTGGGCTAACCCCCCAGTACTCCCATCCTCAGCAATTCGCACCGACAACGGGCGGTTGGATACAAACAACCCCTCAGTCAGTGGTAGCTCCTACTCAGCAAGCGAATCCAGTTACGGATTACCTGACCCTGAACGGCTTGGTTCCCAACAGCTATTTACCAAACCCAACTTCAGTACAACCACAGTACTCCCCCCAAGTCACCTCGCCAACGAGACAGTACAGCCCCAAGCTAGACCTAAACGCCCCAAGCGGAAAGGATAGTCAGGGTAATCCTCTCGCCTCGGTAATCGAACTAATCAATAGCTTTGGCAATGGATCGCCTGAGCTAGCCATTGCACGCATCCATCAACAACTCATCCATCGTGAAGACCAATTAGGTGAAGTAGTTGCCTATACTCAAGCTCTTGAGAAGGAAGCTATTCAAATGGGTCAGATTCTATCTAGCCCTGAAAACACTGGTTATTGGCTCCAATACCAAGAGTTCCATCTTGCTCAACTACCTGAAGTAATTAACTTCCGCACTGCTTACCCTAAAGCAACCTTTGAGCAATACTACGACTACCTAGTACGCTCTAATCAACCACAAGGACAAGTTCAAGAACGTCCTCCCGCACCTTTAGGCTATGAGTATGCTCCTGAACCACAACGACCCACATTCAATCAAATGAATATGGGCTTGGGTCAAGGTGCTACTCAAGGTAGTGGTCGTGGACGTATGACTGATGTACTACGCCAACTTGATTCAGGTCACTTTGGTCAGCTCGTTAGTCAGTTGGCTTAGAGACTAGAGAGACAAGGAGCTAAAGGCGTTACTGCTGAGTGAACCTTGAGTACATCATCAGACGTTTGAAGGCTAGATATTAAAGCAATCTGACCTTGAATCAATCCATGAATACCTTGTAGTTCCTCAGTGGTTAGTCCTGTGAAGGCAACCTTGTCTGACATATCTTTAACAAGAGCCTTTAGATATTCGTTGTTTTCTCCTAGCCTTTCCATCTCAGCCTTTTGCCTTTCGATAATCATCATTGCTTCGGCATGATTGAACATAGCTCATTTCTCATAACATCATCCCTTACCGTAGGGACTCCGCTTACACCTTACCCACTCCTAAGAAATGGCAACATTTAGTTCTCAGTTAGAAATCATTATGGGTGTGGAGCTATATCGCCCCCGCCCGCAGTACATTGCTCGGTATGTTGTACAACCCCAAATCGTACATGACTGGGCTGCTCAACCGGGTTCTACTGCACGTATGAAGCGCTTTGGCTTCTGGAACGATCCAGGGTCATACACACTCTCTGCCCGTGCACGCGATAAATCACAAGTCATCGGTACTGGTGGTGGTCGTGGCTTGCCAGAAGAAGCAGTCACCATTACTCTTCAAGAGTTTACTGGCCCATCCACTGGTAATAGCACCAACCCCAATGAACCCGGGGTGTTAAAGATTAATATGTTCGACCTCATGACCATGCAGCGTAACCTGTATGACATGAGCCGCGCTGACCAGTTCCATCAATCCATCGGTAGTGAAACCCTATTTGAAGACTATCGCCGTTGGAAGGATAGCGTCTACATCGGTCTAGCTCTATCTGCTAACCCCGCAACAGCAACCACTGGACAAGTTGCTAACAACCTAGTGGGTGGATACTATAACCCCGCAGGTATAGTTAATGGTGGTACTTATAACACAGCTACAGGTGCACCTCGACTAGACTTCACTAGAGATGTACTTAAGGTAGTCGCTGATATGCGCTCTCGTTTAGTCCCTCCTTTCCAATCTAACTTCGGTGATGTGTATCATGGATTGGCTAGCCCCGGGTTCATGTTGCAACTACAACAAGACTCACGCTTCTTACAGGTAACACAGTACCCAGGTGTTCCAGTATCCATGCTTCCCATGAGCGCACAATCTGCAACCCTACCTCAGATGATGCCTCTACAAGACTGGACAATGTCACCTAATGACCTTGTCAAGAGTGGTGGCTTCTATGGTCAAACTGGATTCATGCACTCTATGGTTATGCCACTAGGGTTCATCATGGGTGGTGTACGTTGGTTTGAAGCAACTAACCTACCTACTATCCCAGTTACCCTAACTACCTCTGGTCTAGCCTCACAAGGTTATGCTGATGGTACTTCTGTAGTACGTCAAGCAGAATGTGCAATCATCATTGGTACTAATGCCATTGGTGAAGCTATCTGGGGTGAAGGGCCAAGAGTCAAGCTTAACAACAACACTGACTATGACCGCTTCCTAATGGCTATCTGGCAGGAGTACGGTGGTTACTCACTACTCAACTCTAATAACATCACTGTTATGCGTACCTTCCAACCCTTCTAAACTCACTTAATTAAGGTTCTCTAGTTTTGCGAGAACCTTAAAACTCTTGACTATAATTTTTGCTTAAACACTTATGCCAGACTGCAATATTGACTATTCTAGTCACAACTCTAACCGAGTAACTCTTACCCAAATCAAGGAATTGCTTGACACTGCTGAAACCCAAGAAGCAGTGTTTTGGGATAAAGAAGTCGTGGTGTCCTATAAACTATCTTCAGGCTTTACCCTGCTTGGTAGAGGCGCTTGTGTTGACCCTGCTAACTTTAATATTGAGATTGGCAGACAAGTAGCGCGAGAACAAGCTGAAAACCAGTTGTGGCAACTAGAAGGTTATCTCCTTCAAAACAAACTTGTGGGCAAACTATAGCTCATCCTTCCCATCACCTCCCTAACCCTAAAGAACTATGTCTGCAACATTTGGAAACTATATTGGTTCTGAGAATGCTGGTAACCTCGTTAACTCTCCTATCAGTGGCGTAATAGGCGCTATTGATGGAGTATTCCGAGTAACCACCACACCTCAGACCGTCATTACTGCTCGTATCCCCGCGAACCCTCTAGGCACTGACCAAGTAGCGGGTTCTGAACTCCTCACAATCTCCCCTAACTTAATCATCCCTCTTAACGCTTACGTTACTGAAGTGTCTTGGATGCTCCCTGGTAGTGCATTTAGCCCTAATCAACAATCCTTTGTATTCAACGTGCTGACTGGTACTTCTACTAACACACTCAAGGTGGCTACGGCTGCACAAGGTGTTGCTAGTACTGTTGCTAACTCACTTGGCGGTCTATCAGCACAAGTTCAAGCTAATGGCAACTTCCTAGCTGCTGACCACTTCAGCGTACTAGGTAAAGTGATTAACCCATTTGCTAATGAAGCAGTGGCGGTAACTGGCTTAGGTGCTTACACTGGTACTGATGCTGACCGTACTGTTAACTTATACTCTACGGTTACTGCTGGTACATCAGTTGGTAGTGGTATCTCTGTAGCTAACATCCCTGTAGGTTTTGGCTTCCCACAATGGGTAGACATCCCTATCCAAATCAAGTACTGGTTAGCTCCTACTGTGGATGCACTGTCCTACATCCGTGGTCAAATTATCTAGATCGCCTCTTAGGTCAAGAAGATTTCAGAAAGCCCTATCTATTATGGATGGGGCTTCTCTGTATAGACTTTAAAAGTCTAGTACCTCAAATGTAGTTGTAGCTTTCATAATTCGATATTTTGCAACAGCCCGACTATTAAGACAAACAGCACTTTCATTCTCACGCCTTGCCTTTTGAAGAAGCAGCCTAGCATCGTGAATATTATCTATTCTTGGAGTGTTTAAACTGTAATCACTTAGCAGCCATCTATCATCCTTAAAGCAAACTTCAACAACGTATAAAAAAACTTTAGTCTCACTCATCTCTTAACCCTAAATCTCCCCCATAGCGTAGCGTAGGGTATCATTAGAACATCACTATTATTGACCCGATCCCGATATGGAAAAAGTTATCCACAAAACAAAAGGACTATGTAGTATTTGGTCAGAGTTCTATGACTATTTCGTACTGGTAGATGCTAATGGCAAGAAGTTCCAAGCACAAGCTCATGAGTTCACAAGACCTATAGATGTTAATGCTACTGAAGTATCGCCTAATCTATCTTTCCTAGAGTCATGCTTTAAAGCTGACGTACAAAGATATCCTATAGATATCAATGACCTATCCATCATTACTGAGGATGTAGTTAAAGCTCTAGGAGTAGATGAGGATGTAGCTAGAGTGATAGTCATGAATCGCCCCAATCAAGGCTATCTAGACTACCCACATCTAACTACTATCCTCACTACTAATGGCGTACACCTAGACCACAAAACTTTAGAGCATTTCAAGTCTCTGCAATTGGTGGTGTTTGGGGGTGTTGAAGAGTTGTATTAAGAGTAAGATTAGATAAGCAAATTACTATTAATGACAATGAATCCACCAACCGTACAACATCGCACTAGAGGACTATGTACCTTACTCAATGAGTTCAGCACCTACGTGTATCTACAAGACTCTAGTGGTAATAGGTTTGAATCAGGCTTAGGTGATATCATCCAAACCTTTACCTCAACCACACCCGTCATAGTCACACCTACACCCACTATTGCTGGTAGCCCTGCACAAGTACAGGTCAACATTAATGATGAGTCCTTAACTGCAACTGACTTAGCTGAGTTAGTTAGAGGAATAGGGCGTGCTATTGCTAAGGGTATTGTAAACAACCGCCCTAGTGGTGGGTATACAAGTATTGAACACTTAGTTGAAGTACTAACCTTAGCTAAAGTCAACTTCAACCAAGCTACTATTGATGCTATCAAAGCTGATAATTCTCTTGTGTTTGGGAATGTAGTTTCAGAGTAGCCGCTAAATCAATTTGCTTATAACGTTCTGTGCAAACACCATCAATAACAGGCTCTACCCAGACAACTCTTTTAACTCTACCTACACGTCTATGGTCAAATATTCCATGTAGGTTTCTATAAAATATTGATTCATCTAAACGATAGGACATAATAACCTCATGGAACTTTCTGAACGTGATAAATCTAGGGTACGCTTCTGCCGTAGGCAATACTAGACAAGGACTGTATCAGTAGTGATAGTTTCTCTTCTAATGCCTCTAAACTCAGCATGAACAAACTCGTCTCTAGTAGACAAGAACTCTGCTAGTAATCTACTGTAAGCACCAGTAAAGCTATCATCGTCTTGTGCGCTAGTAGTCATGACTGTGTACCATCTATCCTCACCCTTATAGGATTCAGTTCTTATATACTTAGACTGTATTAAATATTCTTTCATGGTAGTAATTAATGGAATTGTCAGAACGTGATAAATCAAGAACCAGATTTCATCTAGGTTATGCAGACTATGCTGGTATCCAAGCGGGGGAGTGCGAGCAGCTAGAAATGGCTATGTCTACTATCAGGGATGAGGTAGTACTTACCTATATCCGTAGTTACTTAGATACTTTAGATGCAATATTCCTAGCTAAAGATCCTACTAACCCTGATAGCTTTACTCAGATACAACTCTTTGCTGGTGATATCAACCGTACCCGCACTGACAAATCCCCCATTACCACAATGAAGCAATGGGGTGAGATTTATCGTCAGTACTGTGATGAGTTAGCTAACACTCTATTTGTCACAAACTTTAGGAACAAAGACTACGCCTATAGATTCTCTAGGAGTGGTAGCGCCTATATCAACGCAGTCCCGGGTATGGCAGTGCCAAACATAGGATCGCGTATCTTTATGCACTCTTATTTAGCTTGACATTAGCCCATAAATATATGCTCATAGTTGGCAAGCAAATATATAAAGGGATATTGTCTAAAGGCTGCTCTGGTTCTATTCTCCATTCCCAAGCCCAACTACTAAGCTGATGAAACATAAGTTCAATAGCAAAGGTTTTGGTAACTAGCTTTATTCCTCTGGAATCCCAGTCTTTTGTTAGTTCAATCTTCAAAGTTAATGTTCCTCCTTGGATGTTTTGGAAACATCAGACAGTTAAACCTAAACCAGAAAGTAGGTAGATTAACTGATAATCCAAAACTAAGTTGCGTTTTATAAGACTTGAACTCATTGTTGGTCATATTCCATAAAGATAAGGGGAAGAAATACATCTGAATTGTTATATGCAGCCATTGACTTAACCCTAGATAAAGCTCAATACAGTCAGCATCATCTGACCCTGAATAAGGGTTAGTTGGATCGAAACCAATAATGGATGTTCTAAGTTCCATCAGTCTTCTCCGTGAACAATGACAAGAAAGTTTAACGATGGCAGTTTATGATAAATCCTAATTAACTCATTAACAGGTCTAGAGCCAAATACTTGTACCTCCCATTGCCATAGCCAATTATATATAGGTTGAAATGACCATTGGAAGATAACTCTATAGCCCCAAGCCCAAAGAACAAGAATAACAAGGTCAAAATCGGCAATAGTAAACAACATTTCTTCCTCATCTTTTCGCCAATCAGTAATGGATAAATGCCATCTCATACTTTCACCTTCTTAACTACTATCCCAAAATCAAAAGACGGGAACTTGTGGTTGACCCGTATTATTTCGCCAAAAGGTCTAGGGTTAAATACATCTACATCCCATTGCCATAGCCAATTACAGATAGGTTGAAATGATAAAACAATATTGGTGTTATAGCCAAGAGTTCTGATATCAAGAATAACAAGGTCACAGTCACTTGCATTTAACCAGTCTTCGGATGTTTGCCAATCATCAATTGATAAATGCCATTTCACGGTGTCACCCTCTCCTTAAGAAAGTCCAATGCGCCATTCAGTAAAGCCTTAAGGTTAGGACTCCATAGAACAGTAGTGTCATTATCCCAAGATATCCTTAGCTTCCAACCATTACCTTTGGTATGACCATCAACACTAACACCACAATCATCTAGCTCTGACTTATATCTAATGCCACTGTAGTAGCAAAGATCTGGGTCTAGCTTAGATAGGAATGTGTGCAAGTCGTGATGGAGAGATAATTGATTGTCTTCAACATTAGCGATAATCAATTCATCTTGTTTAGCTTGTTGCTTATGAATTGCATCATAAAGTACTTGTGCTCTAGTCATCTTTGTGTTTCTCCCAAAATAAAGCTTTTGCAATCCATATTAGGACTATGAGTAGTAGTCGTGCGTCCATGTTAAAGCCCTAACTTATCAAGTAAATCTTTAATTGCAACTTTCATCTTAGGCTCAAGAAGTGCGCTTAGATTATTAATCATTTGCATCATTTCTTTGCGGCATTCAGTAATAGTCTCTAAGGGAATTTCTCGCCTTAAAAAGACTAATGCCTCTAACACAGTTTTTGTGTCATCACCAAGCAAGCCAAATAAAGCTAGCGTAATTTCTTTGTCAGTCATTTAAGTAAGGTACTATAGATATTATCCCCTAGCGTAGCGTCCATCCCTCATGGCATCCCCCAACACTGAGCCAATCTTTAAGAAGATACCCTTTAAAGCAGTAGTATCTTTGAGTAATCAAGTCATCCCTCGTAATGGTGGTGACACAACTAGCTCTGCATTGCTCTTAGTCCAAGCTGGTGAGAATGGACTCATCATAGAATCTATTCAAGCAATACCTGTAGCTACTAGTGGCACTGTACCTACCACTGTACTTAGACTATTTAAGAAAGGGGCTAACAGTACACGATTAACCCTAGCTCTACCAGAAGTACAGTTAGTATCTATTGATAGTGCATCAGTTAATGACGCTACTGCCCTAGTAACCATCAACGTCCCTTTACCTGACTCAATACAAGGAGTGTTAGGAACCAAAGCATTACTACTTGGCCCTAACGAATCCTTATACGCTGCCCTCTCCCAAAGTGTTAGTCCCAATGGGTATAACATCACTGTTCAGGGTGGGTTCTATTAGGGTTGTATCTACATAGTTGCAATCAAATGGTTCAATGATTAACTCACTGCCATCCTCAAATAGTATTGATACTTCACCAGCCATATCAGGGTAATACCCGCTATGTTCATTGGTAAACTTTGCAGATTTAACAACCTTACCTTTTAACTTATCTACTATCATGGCTTCCTACCGCTTTAATCGATTTCCTAACGACATTGCTAGAGTCAATGTCAACTTACTCTCAGACTCTTTCTACATCGCACTAGTAACCGCACTGCCCTCAACATCAGTATCAACAAGGGCTGATTTGACTAACGAGGTTAGTGGCGGTTCCTATGTGCGGAAAGACCTAGTTAAATCTAGTGGTACTAATCCCAACACCTATCTTTCTAATGCCTCATCCCTGAGATTTGATAACACCGTATGGACAGCACTATGGGCTGCTACTGCTGCCCCCATTGTTGGTGGTGTTATCTTCAAGGGGACTGTAGGGACTTCGGCTAGCACTGACATTGCACTAGGCTTTGTTGAACTAGTACCAGCCTACACACCTCCTACATCGCCTAGCCCAAGTCCTGCTACATTTACCTTTGTGTGGAATACGGCTGGGGCTATATTCCTAGGGCAGTAATTAAAGGATGATGATAGATTGTTCAGAGGATTGCATCT